GTCTTGGTCGAGATTTTGTAGCAGCGGCTCAACCTTTTGTTGATCCTCTTCAAGGTGCAGACATGAATCCTTTTTCAACTGATTACAAAACAGGCTTTCTCAATCCAGATTTTGCTAGCATTACAGGTCCAACAGGAACTGGCACGATAACAGATGTATTAGCAACAGACGCTGGGCCTATGGCATTTTTAGGTGCAACGGGATCCGCTCTTGTGCCGGGAAGTGCAGAAGCTGTAACTCAATATGGCGTAGATTATTATGCAGCGTTGAAACAAGGGGAAGAAGATTATAGAGCGTATTTAAAAGAAAAAGGTTTAAGAGCAGACCAAGTAAGAGATCAAGCTAGATCACTAAGACGTCAATACTATACTCAGTCATTTAAAAATCGCGGATATAGTGATGAAGAAATAGCACAAGTATTATTTAGAGAAGGACTTATAGACAGACTTGAAGACTATGATCCAAACGATTTACCACAAGATAGAAAGTTTGGTGAAGATGTTACAGACTCTACATTATACGCAGCTAAAGGTGGACGTGTTGGTTTTAGTAATGGTTCACGTGGTTCTCCAATCTTTGAAAGTGCATTGGGGCGGCAAGTAGCAAGCGCGATGGAAGCAGATCAATTAAAACAAAACGACATGGAAATTGCAAATTATCTTGAAGGACAAAAAGTAAGAGAAAAGATGATGGACAAAATGAAAAGAGGTTTGGGCGCCATGGAAATGAACATGAAACTAGGTGATCCTGGTTTATTTGGTAGAATACGAAATGTTTTAATGCCAAGGGATAATGAGCCTTTCTTCTACACACAAGAAGAAACAGGGTTTCCTGATACAAAAAAAAGATATGAAAGCATGATTAGAAACATGGATCAAGACAGAGCCGCAGCCGATTATGAAATGAGAGACAAGATGAGTCTTGTTGAGGATTATATGAACAGATTAAATACAATGGAAACGGGCATGGCCACAGGTGGTATAACGAGAGCTAGAAATGCTATGGGCACAAGAACTACACCTGAGGGTGACCCTATATCTCCAGACATGCCAGACGGTATGCAAATGGATTTACGTGGTGGTGGCTTCATACCTCTTGGTACAAAACCAAAAGCTGATGATATTCCAGCAATGGTAGGAAAGAATGAGTTTGTATTAAATGATGAAGCAGTATCCGGTATTGGTAAGATGCTAACAGGTAGACCTGATCCAAGAGCCGGGGCTCGCGCATTGTATAAACTACAAAATGAAATGGAAGCAATAGTATAATGATAAGAAAGAAATTTAATACTGGTACAGATTTTGATACCCTTGGATCATCTTTATTTGATCCAGACGCGTTAGCGGGTGTACAAACTGATGTAACCAGATTTGCACCTTTTATTGAAGGAGCTGCTAGAGCATTTATTCCTGATCTAGAAAAAGCAACAGCTAGAGCGCTTACAACAGAAGACCTTAATAATTTGTATCGTGGTGTAACACCTCAAACACAGTTTCAGCAAAATGTTATACAGCAGCAACTTTCACAAGCGGGACTTGGTCAAGCTACATTTGGTGGTGACGCAGGCACTCTTACTAATGTAGGAACAGGCACAGGTATTGCTGCGTTTGAACCTTTTATAGATGAGGCACAAAGATTATCTGGAGCAGTTGGTCCTCAAGGTCAAGTTACT